GGCAGAGAACGTCGTTGCCGTAGCTCCGTTATGAAACGTGATTCGACGCTTCGAGGGTTTATAGCTCGGGCGCTCGCTCGTTGGGTAAACACTAAGCAGCCCGGATTCTCCTTCAATCATCGTGTCACGAACATCGCCAGCGCTTCTCCCAACTAAGGCGATGTGACGTACAGCGTTCTGGTTGACCAGTAGCCGGATAGTTTCCGCTCCCGTACGGGTCTTACCGAACCCGCGCCCAGCGAGAATCATCCACGTACGCCAGATCCCCGACGGCATTACCTGACTCGGACGCGCCCACGACGGCCAATGAAACATTAACGCTTCCTGCTGTTCCTTCGTTAAAGATTCGAGAACCGCACTACTCTGCGTCTCCGTTAAACGCCGGAGTTGCTCCATATCTGACTGATCAGGCATCGTGCTGTCCGTTAGATGACGGCGGCTCCTCGATCTCAATTACATCGTCCGCTACGGGTAACGGCTGCCCCGCCTTCGCCAATCCGATCCGTTGCCGAAGAATGTCCCCGATATCTGTATGTATCGAACCGTTCAAGTTCGCCGCCACTTCAAGCTGTCGAGGAGCATCGAGACCATTTAACGCAGCGCGCCTACCTCCTACGCGTACCCCTGTATTGATAGCCGCTAACGCCAGATCAGGGTCATCGTTTCGTTGGGCTACTTCTAGCTGACCCATCGTCGCTCGCCACAAATGATCCAGCCGTTCGTTCTCTACAACGCGTAGCTCTTCGGTCGTTTCCGTACCCCATAGCTTGATCGCTGCCTTATACGCCTCATGTGCGGCTTGGCGCGAGTTATAGCCAACCCGGTCAGCTATCTGCTGGAAGCTCAGGCCGACCGCTCGCAGACGTACCACTTCAAGGTACTTAGCGTAGGTTTCCGGCGTTCGGTTTGTTTGTGAGTAGGGCATTTGTCAAGAGCCTAGTGTCAAGAGCTATTTAGGTTGGGGGACTTGTCCGAATGTCTGCCAGATTCGACTGGGTTTGAGTCGTGTGGTTCCGTCGTCTCGGTAGCGGAGTTGGAATACGTCAGGCCAGAGTTTTTGTAGGTTCTGTTGGAGGGTCGTGATTCTGTCGTAGTGGGTGTCTCCGCTGTTGCCGCCGTTGATTGGGGGCGGGTTTTTGTAGAGGAGTCGGTTGAAGCGGAGGGTACAGAGTCCTTCGGTAAGGATTTGGAGGTTGAAGTCGGTGTCCTCGATTACGTTTGGTCTGTAGTCGGCTTGGGTGGCGTTGTTGATAAGGAAACAGCCGCAGATTTGTTTATTGATACCGATCTCGGTTTTTTGGTTGAATGCCCACGTCTGGTCGTTTAGGCCAGCTAACCCAATATTGGTGTAGCCGTCTACAGTGGTTTCTACTTCGTTGAGCAAGTCGAGTACGTCGTGTCGTACGTTTTTGTCGTCGATTCGTTTCAGGAATGTGAGGTCGTCGTCGATCTGCCAGTGGTAGGGGTGGCCTTTACCTTTACTGTATTCTTTGATCGTTTGGCGGGCGTACGCAATACCCTGATCGTTTTTCATTAGCTCTAAGAGGTTCTCTGGCGGGTAGGTTTCTGAGTACGCGGCAAAATCTTGGGGTTCTACGACAATCGTGTAAGCGCTGTAGTCGAGTTCACGTAGTGCGTCCGCCGTTTTGCAGGTGGTAGCGCGACCTTTACTTGGGATAAAGATGTGGTGTCGGAGGGTAATGGCCTCCGATTGTTTCCGGGGTCGGTAGGCGCTAGGTATCGCGATTTGTTCATCTATCATTTTGAGTTTGTAGGGGTTCACATCGGGTGGCTTATAGCTCGGGTCTTTAACCAACCCGAGGTCTTTCCAGCGGCGATAGTCCACGTAATGGTGCCAGCGACCCCATCGCTGTACGAGTCTCGTAACGTCCGGGTGCATATCGACAAGCATCTGCGACTTAGGCAGCGTGCCCTCTTCCGCGTAGAAGGCTTCGGTGTTGCCGCCTTTCACGGTTTGGGTAGTGACTTTGTATTGGAGGAAAGCGTTGAACTGGACCGTTGTCCACCCGCTTTTGAGTAGCCGGAGCGACAGGTCAGTATCTTCGTTATATCTTCCGCGCCAGCGCAGAGGTAGATCGTTGCGTATCAGGTTGCACGAATACACGCGGGTGCCAGTTAAATACGGCGGGCGCTGAACCCGAGAAGGAGCGAACATCCAGTAGTGCGGTCCAGCCATTCCGACATTCGTATACCGCAGACAGAAATCTTCCATCGCATGGAACATGGTGCCGTCACCCACGGGTATTCGCTGGTTTTTGTGAAGCCGCGCGAATAGTCGAATATTGTCATCCATTACCCAATGCCAATCGTGGCCTTCGGCAATCGAATGGTCCCATATAAAGTTGCGGGCCGGTCCCGCTCCTTTTGATTTCGTATCGCCGAGGTCATCGAAAGTGTCATAATCGGCTTGGTATTGAGGATCGAGAACAAGGAGCTTTTCCGTCGGGAAACACTCGGCGTAACTTTCGTACTGCGATTCTTCTACAACGAGGCGATAGGGCACGTTGATGAGATCTAAGAATCTGGGTGTTAGCGCTGTATCTGATCGGGATTTCGATGGTATATAAATCGGGAACCGCGGTTCAGGCATCCCCGCTACTCCTCCTCAGCTACATACGCTTTTTTGAGCGACGACCCAACGTGACCATCCTCCGACGGCCACCACATAGAGGCTTTCTTCACGCGGCCAATTCGCTTAAAGAAATCATCAGCATCCTTCTCCGAAGGGAAATGGACTACTACCTGAAACGCCGACAATTTATTGTCCTGCTCATAGTCGGGCATATTCGCCCACTCTTCATAAGGATCAAGTGCCCCGTTATCGCGTCCGTCTACGTCCCGTAGGAGATCTTCGACATAGCCGAACTCGAAACCAATATCCAAGAGACCTTGTTCGTCCCCAGCGAAATCGGCGAGTAGCTCCGCTAAAAGCGAGTCATCATAATCGCCAAGGTCCGAGGTTCGATTATCTGCCAGCAAAATGCGTAACGCGTGGTCATCATCTACGTCTACCCAATACACCGGTACCGTTTCTAACCCCAATTCTTTCGCTGCGAGGAGTCGATGATTACCCGCCAAAACTCGTCGCGTCGATACCTGTGCAACGAGCGTCCCCCACCAGCCGTTCGCCTGAATACTTCGGGCGATAGCTTTAGTATCACCAACACGAGGATTCTCTGGATGTACCACTAAATCCCCAACATCTATATTTTCCACAGTATTTTCCACAGCTACTCCATAGCTTCTCGGCGGCGGATACGTTCCTTATGTCATTCGCGTTCCGTTAGCCCACCCCATAAACCGAAGTGGACTTTGTTAGTCATCGCGTATTCCAAACAGCTACTCTGAATACGACAAACCGCGCAAAGTTTTTTGCCAATAGCCGGTGATCCCCTCGGAGGGAAAAACCAACCCACCGGGGCGCTCTTACACGCAGCCTCGGACACCAATTCGTTCGGCAACGGGGGATACGGACGCCAATCATCTTTCCACGCGCTAGCTCGACTCGCTCCCATGATCCCCGCAGGATAGATGGGTTACTCACGACGATCACGGACTATCTCCTCACGCGTGAAACAATCAGTATCGTTATTTACGAAAAGGCGCGACCGCATTTGCATAAGTTTCGCATCTATACAGACGCGACAACGACATCCTCGGCGGAATCGTTCGAGGCCGTGTCCACACATGATTCCCCATTATGGGATACCTCATCACGGAATCGACCCATATTCTGTAGGATCGTAACCTGATGAAGCCCAGTCGCCGCCGCCAACTGCCTATACGTGACCTTTAACATCCGCAACGCCGTAAACACTTCACGCCGCTCCCTACCTAGGGTGGCGACCTGCTCGCGGTGGTACTCGATTTCTTGAGTCTGTCTCGCTACCTCTAGCAGTAGCTCTTCTTTGTCCATTTCTATCCTCCTGAGGCGCGGACGTTCGCTGAGATCGTTCGCGCTGATTCGATTTGTGTTCGTAACGCAATAAGTTTCTGTTGGGTGGCTCTCTCTAACGCCTCCGCGAGTTTCCATTCACGGTAAGCGTTCCCAGATCGCACAAACGCTGCCGCTTCTTTCTGGGCGACAGTGCCATCGCTCGATCTTAGAATTGCTCGGTGATACCGGTGCTTGTATTCAGACTCGGCTTCGGCGCGCTCAACGGCAAGGATAACGAACCGCTCCACCTCCGCGTTTAGCTGTTCATTAAGTAAATCAAGACGCCGTTCTACGTCTACTTGATAAAGAGGCTCAGTTAATGACAACGGTGTCTACCTCCTCGATAACGATACGCAACCCGTCTACGTCTCCGATATGGGCGGGGAAAAAGGTGAGCGCTGTTACGAACTCGGGGCTGTCGTCCGGTAACACAGCGGCATCCACTAGCCCGTCGATCGCTGCTTTTACCGCCGGGAAACACGCCCCAACATCTTGTTTCCAACGACGGTCTTTAGCTAACGGAGTGGCATATACCTTGATAGCTGTTAGCGACGGCACTTGCTCGGCCTTAGCTAACCACCCGAAAGCGTCACGCGTATCCCGTACCTTTGCGGCCCGTTCCAGATGATGCCAACGCCGTTCCGCGTTAGTCGTCCAAGGACGGGAGCCGTGAAGCTCTAAACACCAATTCATAATAAGGGTAACCCTATCAGATTTTGAGAGGGATATAGCAGCGCTCTTAAAATGGTTCGTGATCAGGGACCGGTTCCGCCTTCTGTGTCGTTTGAGTATTCGCTTCGACTTTCGTTGTGACCGTGGTCGCCCACCTACATGAAGGCCCGGCATCTTCGACTACTACTTTGACCTGAGTACGGTTGTCGCCGTTTTCGTTCTGCCATCGGTTCTGAATAAGTTTCACGTGGACAATAACCCGGTCGCCTTTAGTGAACGACTCGGCTAGATGTTCTCCGAGTTCGCGCCAAGCGACGCAATCAAAATAGTGCGCCTCCGATTCTCCGTTAGCTTTTTTCTGGTTGTCTGCAATAGAAAACGTCGCAAGAGCTACCCCTGAAGAAATGAATTGCAGTTCCGGGTTAGCTACGACATTTCC